AACAGTGATGTTAGCCTGTGAAATATACCCCTGTGACTGAGAAAAAATTTGTGTGAACTTGCTGACATCACTGTTACCCGTTTCTGTATTGGCAATCATTGTGATATAGCCAGTGAACCCAGTGGTATAGGTATTGCCTAATGCATTGGCCGCAGATGATGGAATAGCATTGGTAACAGCAGGAAAGTTTGATGCTCCCAGCGTCTGAAGATCTGCTATTGTGGCATTGCCAATATTGCCAGCAATGGCATTGGCCACCACACCCATAAACTGCTTAACAACAGCAACGTTGTTGTAATTGGTAATATTCAAAGTTAGATTGCCACTGACAGTGATGCCTTGATTTTCTGTAAGGCCTGCGCTGGCAATCAATTGAGTAGGACTTAGACCCATTTTTTATCCTGCAAATACATCGCCGGATCCCTGACTAATTTGTGTGCATTCTGGACCAAGGGCGTCGCCAACTCTGGCAATGGGTTTACCGTTCACAAACACAGATCCTGACCCACCGGTGACTTTTGATTCGTGGATGGGGCATCTGCCCTTTTTAAGTTTGTGTGGGTCTGTGCTGTCTCCTTGGCGCACAACGCCAACGCCGTTTACTTTTACATCTCCACTGCCTGATATTAAAGTAGGCGGGCTACAATCAACCACACATTTATCACCGATTCTTGCTACTGCTGGCACGTTCTCTCTCCATAAGATCTTTAAATCTACTTTTCCAAAGATCAATTTCATCGTGATCTTTGTCATTGTGTGGTGGCGGAGGAATCTCCGGGTCAAACTCAATAACGTGATCAAGAATTTCGGGAATGTCTTCGTATCTAAGATAGGTATCGACTTTCCCGTTAACCATGATTTTAAAGCAATGAGGCATTAGCCTGTGATAATTTGCTTGCTAATTGGCGCAATTCCAGTAGTAGCCTGAATGTAACTGTTACGAACATCCTCACGAGCTTCGGCAATCATTGCCCAACTAGAATTATTTAGTCGCATATCTTTGTCCTTGTTTGCACTAAACAAAGTTGGCATCATTTGTAAACCTTGTGGGCTTAGTACGCAACTAATTGGTTCTTTGATAATCATGTAATCAGCATGAATTTCAAGTATTTTTGCAACTAGTTCTTCTCCGGTGATAAGTTTGAATGTATAAGTTTCGTTAATTTCTGGTTTCATAATGTTCCTAGGTTATTAGTAATACCCAAACGTGTTTTAATTTCGTCTGCGTTAAGCTTACTTAAACCTTGAAAGCCACCATCAACAAATAATTTGTCACCATTATAAATTTGCGGAACTGTGCGGTGTCCTTCACTGACAATGAACTCACGAGCACTGGTGTCTTGGTCAATTTTAACTTCATCAAATGGAATTTCCCATTTTGTTAATAGTGCTTTTGCTTGATCGCAAAACGGGCAATGATTTTTTGAATATACTGTTATCATTATTGTTTTCCTTATTAAAACTGATTTTATAAACTCAATCCTGTAAATGTGTTTGAGTCAACATCTTGTCTTGTGCCACCAACAATATAACTAGAAATTTCTGTTTCCTGAGGTGCCACTTGTACGTCGGCGCCGGCAATCCATTTGGCAGTCCAAGGCAACGGATTACTTCCTGTTTTTATTCCACAGTCTAATCCTATTGCAGTCATACGTTTACAGGTCAACCAGTCCACATAATCAGACAACAGTTTTTCATTGAGTCCGATCATTGACCCATCTTTAAACAAATAACGAGCCCAGGATTTTTCTTGTGCGGCAGCGGCCAAAAACATTTTTTCACATTCAACTTTGGTTTCTTCTCTAATACGAGCAAAGTCAGGATCATCTTTAGGTAGGATTTTAATTAATGTTTGTGTAGATGCCAGGTGCAGATTTTCGTCGCGGGCAATTAATTTAATAATCTTGGCATTGCCTTCCATTTTCTTGAGTTCTGCAAATGCCCAACTACAAGCAAAACTAACATAAAAACGAATGCCTTCCAATGCATTGACGCTATTAATAGCCAACCATAGTTTTTTCTTAAGTTCATATTCATTCACCACAATATCTTTGCCATTGACAACGTGATTTCCTGCACCTAAATATTGATACGCAGTACTTGCTTCAATGCAGTCATCATAGTACTTGCTAATATCCTTGGCGCATTCTATGATTTCGTCGACGTTGGTTAAGTCATCAAATACTGTACTCGGATCCGAAAACACATTTCGAATAATATGAGTGTAGCTACGACTGTGAATGGTTTCGCTGAATGCCCAGGTCTCGATCCAAGTTTCTAATTCTGGAATTGATACCAATGGTAAAAAAGCAAGATTAGGACTACGGCCTTGCACACTATCTAATAAGATCTGTCGTTTTAAATTACTAGTAAAAATATGTTGTTCAAAATCAGTCAAGTCTTTAAAGTCTTTGGCATCTCGTAATACATCAACTTCTTCGGGTCTCCAAAAGAAACCCAATTGTTTGTCAGTTAACTTGTCAAATTGTTTGTACTTTAGTGTTTCGTATCGTTGTACATTAACCGGTCCAGTAGGGTCCAGAAAAGCTAATTTTTCCGTGTGATGTTTTGTTGTTATTGGATTGAATACTGACATGTTATTTCTCTTTTAAATCTTGCAACTGTCACAATCATCCGCAGATTGATCGACAGTAGTATCAACACTTTCTAACAGTATTGACTTTCCTTGCGACAGTCTTTCAGCGTCAATTTCTCCGCTACCATCGTATGTATTGAAATAGTATAGCTGTTTGCCACCATACTTAAAGAACATGATAAGATGCTTGAGCATTTCGCTCATTGGAATCTTTTCATCTTCGAAAAATTGTGGATTGTAACTTGTGTTAACGCTAATACCCTGATCAATATATTTTTGCAGGACTGCCATAATTTTCAAATATCCCTCTGGGCTTTTTTGACTCCATAGCAGTTCATATTTGTTTTTTAGTCGACGATACTCTGGTACAACCTGCTTGAGCACACCATCTTTACTTTGTTTAATAGAAACATAGCTACGAGGTGGTTCAACCCCGTTGGTACTGTTGCTAATTTGCGCACTAGTCTCTGCTGGCATTAGAGCCATCAGTGTACTATTACGAATACCATGCTCGCGTAATTGACTACGTAGACCTTCCCAGTTAACATAGTCAACATGCGGGACTAGTTCGTCAACTTCATGTTTATATGTGTCGATTGGAAGAATACCATCACCGTATTTGGTTTCATTGTTCTTGGGACATGCTCCTCTTTCCTTGGCAAGATCTGCGCTGGCTTTAATTAGGTAATAACTCCAGTACTGTGCCCATTTGTCAACCACTGGTAATGCCCTTGGGTCAGTATAGGTTAAATCATTTTTTGCTAACCAGTAGGCAAAATTAATAATGCCAACGCCTAATGGTCTGCGATTTTGTGTAGCAAGTTCGGCAGCAATAATAGGATAACTTTGATAGGATAACAAATTGTCTAGTCCTCGAACAGCAAGTGTACAGGCTTTTTCCATGTCTTCGGGTTCTCTAAACACTCCCCAGTTGATAGCACTCAATGTACATAGTGCAATTTCGCCTTCGGTGTCGTGTATGTCTTTAAGAGGTTTAGTCGGCAAATCAATTTCACAGCAAAGATTGCTTTGTTTAATTGGTGCAAGTTCAGGTTTGAAACTGCTGTGACTGTTGGCGTGGTCAACGTTCTGCAAGTACACACGACCTGTATCTTTACGTTCTTGCATGAATGCAGTAAACAGATCAATTGCCTTGACTTTCTTTTTACGCAACTTGGTATTACGTTCGGCTGTTTCGTATAGTTCTCTGAAACGATCTACATCAGCATAAAACGCATCAAACATTTCAGGAACATCGTGTGGACTAAACAACGTGATGTCACCTCCACTGAGTAATCGTTCGTACATGACTTTGTTGAACTGTACTCCGTAGTCCATGTGTCGAACACGATTGTCTTCGGTGCCTTTGTTGTTTTTAAGAACCAACAGGTCTTCAACTTCTAAATGCCATACTGGATAATACAATGTTGCCGCTCCATTACGAACGCCACCTTGGCTACAACTGCGTGTGCCAGCCTGGAACATTTTATAAAAGGGAATAACACCAGTGTGGTAAGCATCTCCATTACGGATGGGACTACCAATAGCACGGATGCGTCCGGCGCCGATGCCAATACCGGCCTTTTGACTTACATATTTTACAATACTAGATGTCGTAGCGTTGATGCTGTCTAGGCTATCATCTGTTTCAATGAGAACGCAGGAACTGAATTGACGTTGCGGTGTTCTAACTCCAGCCATTACTGGAGTAGGCAAACTAATTTGATGTGTGCTAATTGCATCGTAGTAATCCTTAACCCACATCATCCGTGCTTCTTTGGGATATTTGCTAAACAATGTTGCCGCAATAAGCATGTATGCAACCTGTGGTGTTTCTAATATCTCTTTGGTCACACGATTTTGTACAAGATATTTGCCGCGGAACTGTTCCATAGCCGCATAGGTCAATTGGTCGTCGCGATCATGTTTAACATGTCCATTTAAACGTTCCCACTCTTCTGAACTATAATCAGCTAGTAGCTCATGATCATAAAACCCACGAGCTACATTTTGTTCTACCAACTGAAAAAGATCACATGGTTCATATTTGCCATAGACTTCTTTACGCAAGTGATAGTTGATTAACCGACCAGCAACATATTGATAATTTGGAGTTTCTTCACTGATTAGATCAGCGGCACTTTTTATTAGAGTTTCTTGAATGCTTGCAGTTGGGATTCCGTTGTAAAACTGTAAATGGCTTTTGATTTCTAATTCACTAGCACTGACTCCTGTGATTCCTTCTGTGGCCCAAAAAACTACTTTATGCATTTTTTCGAGATTGAGTGGTTCTCGATTACCATCTCTTTTTGTTACTTGTATTTGTGTCATTGTTTAACCTATTAAATAGCGTACTTTTTCGCTGTCAAGCGTTTTTTTAATTTTGATGTTTGCGGTAGAGATATTTAACAACTCTTCCGGGGACCAATTCAGTATATATTTCCCTTGGTTGATCAGGACTAAATTAGTCTCGTCACAACTGGCCAATTCAATTTTGTCAATATCTGGATGGTCTATCATCATAGTAGTATACACTATTCCTAGTGATCTTGCAAGATCACAGAACAGATTATCTGACAAAAGTTCCCAGGGATTTGGCCATGTTTCCAGATCGTCCCAATGTAGGTGGTACGGAGACCAAGGTGTTTGTTGCCACCAATGGTTTATTTTGTTTAAAGATGATTCAAGGCTAAGATTCTTAGCCTCTTCTCGAAGAATGGACCATTGTACTAAACGGTCCTCAAATTTTACAGGCCACATTAATTAAGCAAGGTGAGCAATAGAATAAGTTAGTGTTCCGGGATCCCCGGTGTTGGTTGTGGTGTATTTTACAGACACAGTATTAACTACCTGTGTTGCAGAAAGCGTGACACCAGCAGTTAAGTTTTCAGTGTAGTCATCACTGTAGGATAATGTTAAACTACTGTCATCGCTGATCTGTGCAGTAACAATCATTGTGCCGTGTCTAATCGAACTAGAACGAGAGATAGTATAATCAAATCTAAAAGCCTTGGTGTCAATTGAATTGACACTAAAAATTGTTTGGTTGGACTGATTATTACCTAGCGTAAAAGTTTTTCCTGATTCTCTGGCATATCTACCCAGCTGAATCAATGTAGTAGTATCCACTGACCCGCCAATGATGTCTATCCGTGGGTAGATGTTGTTGTCAGCATCTGTTCTTGCAAACAAATCACTGACTGAAATATTATTGTCATTGCCAAATTTAACAACTGAGCAAGCTGGACTAGTTGTGTAATTGTTACCAACATCTAAGAATGCATTATATGCACTAACGTTTAATCCGACTTCGTCATAATATATGCCTTCGGCATAGATTCTATCAAATATATTGTGTACGGCACGGAAGCCCGTAGGACCTCCATTGATAGGTGTTCCTTCTCCAAGCACAATACCCCTATAGAGTGTGTCAAACTTACTGTTGCTAACTGTTATACCTGAGATTTGATAATCTGTGTTCATACCATATGTTAGGCCTTGGAATTGACATTTATCAAATACTATTTGATTGCAAACTAAATTGGTAGTACTGTAAAATCTTACGCCGGCAATATCATCAAGACTTTGGTTTGTGCTAATGTCAGTGTCTGACAATGGTCCAATAAAGTTAACACTATCAAACCAACATTGTGTTGCATCTTCAACATTGAAAATATCTGTTACCACTGAACTTTCAAAAGTCATTGAAGAAATTTCAATGTTGCGAGGAGCAACTGCTCCGTTGTTTCCAATGTTTGCACCGGTTTGTTGCTGACTATCACCGTAACGTGCAACGTAAGCAGATAAGCTACTTAAATCAGTAGAGATATCAAGTTGAATAATAGAACAGTTGGCACCTTCGCCAACTAGTTTTGCGTAGGTTGGAATAATCAGTGATTCTGTAATTCTATATGTTCCGGCAGGAAAATACAAAGTTCGACGTATTTGGCTATTGGTGTCTCTACAATAAAGTTGGAACAATGCTCGATTAATAGCTTCTGTATCATCAGCGGCGCCGTCGCCTTTTGCGCCAAAATCCCGTACGTCAGCAATGTCATCAAGCTTGGCCTGAAGCGTTCTAATGGTTGGATCGTCGGGGGTTGGTCCAGTCTGTGCGGCATACCCTACAGCAATATCTTGATAAGTGTAATTACTTAAAACAGTGATGTCTGAGAATTCTGTTAAAATTTCAGTGTTGCCGATGACCGGGGCACCTTCGTCGGGTGTTCCGTTGCCTATAAAAAGTTGGCGACTGTCAATACACCAGCCGAATTCAGCTCCTGAAAGCTGTGGAAGGTTCTCCTGGAGACCTTTCCGATTTGTAATTCTTGATACTTGTACTATAGCCATGTTGTGAGATCCGTTTAGTTCTAGTATTTATTCAGGATCGCAGGCTTACTGTTGTAGATAAAATTGCTCTACTTTGCGCCACCACAAATCTCGATAGCGGTCAAACTCTGCACCTTCTAACACAAACTCTTGGTATTCTGGGGGTTTAATGATATTGAATTGGTCGTCAAGATCGGGTTTGACGCACATAAGCACCACACCCTTGCGTATTTTTGTGCCGTGTATTTCATTATGAGCTTCGGCATAAGCGCACAACTGCACAAAATAGTCGTCAATCCATTCACGCTTTTTGGGCTTGTTGGTTTGCTTGTAATCTAAAATAGCTTCTTCGTTCAAGTGTATGCCGGCGCCGTCTGTTGTGCCTGCGTAGATGCTGGGAAAGTACAAGGGTACTTCGATTCCCCAGAACTCATTGACATTTTTTAAACCATTGTCCACAACAACCTTGGCCATGGCATGACTGGGCCAAGAGTAAGGATTTGAACCAGGTTCTTTGATGGTGCCATCACGTACATACTGTTCAAGATATGTGTGCATTCTAGTGCCGCGATTGGCAGCTTCTGTGGTGATCTGCTGTGCTTTTTCTACCCCTACACTTCGGCGCCAACGATTTAGAGCTTCGACTTTTTCTTGTGGTTTTGTCTTGTCTAAGATTGTGGTTACACTGGGAAGATTCTTGCCATCGGGTGTGGCATAAAAACGTTTACCATCAACAGTAACTCGAGGAATTGGTTGGTAGTTGTATCGGTTAATTAATTTTGTCATTGTAAATTTTATCAAGTTGATTTTCTTTAAGTGGATTGTATGCTGTGTGAGGTCTGAACACTTCGGATTCCATTAATGAATCAAACGTGTCTTTGCACTGATTATAATTTTTAATTAAAGTTTTAATATTATGTGGGGATTTTGGAGTTTCTTGTATTTTTCTAACTGGAACAATGTTTAGTCTATCAAATACTGTTTGATGGTTATTGATGAAATCTTCAAAATAAAAAACTTCTATGTTCTTGTATAATTTTGCAGTTTCAGAAGTTGTGCAACTTTGTTGATACCAACGATGCCAACTAAACTGATATGCAAATTCTGAATTGGAACCATTGCAATCAATATCAAATGGTTCTATAGTTTTTCCTGAATATTCAACATATTCGTCTGTTCGTTTAGCAATACACATTGATAAAATAGATGCAAGAAGGTCTCTGCGATCGCAGATTACTAAAACTGAATTTTTATTGATAGTCGGTAATACAAGATCATGTGTATGTGTAACTTGGTGCCAGTCAACACAACATCCGATAAGTTTGCTTAAAAATATACTGCCGGACCTGCCAGCAGATGTAACCAGGTACTCAACACTCATTACACTCTGAAACTTTCTCCACAACCACAGCGATCTCTTTCATTGGGATTGATAAAATCCATGCCTTGTTTGAGACCATCGCTTTTCCATACCATGGTTAGTCCATTTAAATAAGGCATATCTTTTGGACTAACATAAACTTTAAAACCGCTTGGATCTTCATAGTCTACTACATCATCCAGTGGGTTGTCAACGAATTCGACACGGTAAGCTAATCCACTACACCCAGTGGTGTGTACGCTTATTCGTATTCCTAGACCTTTGCCTCGACCGATTAGTGCTTGTTGTATTTTTTGAGAAGCATCATCAGATATATTAATCATTTTTAAAATAACCTCCGCAGGCAAAGCTAACACGTAATATATCATCAACCACAGGGCCAAGTGGTTGGTGTAGGCAAGAGCCGTTGTGCCCAACTAGCTGACCCGGCTCGGGTAAAATTCTTTCTGTAACATTTAACTCAGTGTCGTAATAGAGTAATGGGCCACCCCAGCTTTTTTCCCAAGTTGGGTTTAAATAAATCACAGTTGATTCGTAGCTGGAAATATCATCTTCCAGGTCTCTATGAATTACATCATCCTGTCCTTTTGTTAGCCCGTTAATCACAAAATTAAATATTTGAAAATTTGGGCCATATGCCTGCATAACTTTATCTAGAATTGTAACCCAGATTGGAGATATAGTTGACTGCCAATTGGGCTGATTTACAAACCATGTGCTAGGGTCTGATTGTAATATTTTACCTGAGTAACTAGAAAACACACGATAACGCCATACATTTTTAGTTACACTATTATCAAAAGAACATCTCTTAGAATATTGCCACTTTGGATTGTTTGTAATTTCTGCCCAGGCCAAATCTAATTCATCTTTTGTTAAAAAATTTGGAATGTTTCTTAAAATCATCTAGCATGTCTTTTTTTATAATCTTCCACAGCCGCTTTGATTGCGTCTTCAGCTAGAATACTACAGTGAATCTTAACAGGAGGCAGAGCTAGTTCTTCGGCAATTTCGGAATTTTTGAGTTGGCTGGCTTGGTCGATGTGCATGCCTTTGACCCATTCTGTAACGAGGCTCGAACTCGCAATAGCCGATCCGCAGCCATACGTTTTAAATTTTGCATCTGTAATAATACCTGTATCATTATCAACCTTTATCTGTAGTTTCATCACGTCACCGCAAGCAGGTGCGCCAACCATACCAGTACCAATATCAGTATCAGCCTTGTCAAAAGATCCGACATTCCTGGGATTTTCATAGTGATCAATTACCTTGTTTGAGTACGCCATGTGATTTCTTAATTTAATATTCCGTAGGCTATGCACCATAGCTCTAAACTTATCTTATACAATAAGTATGTGCTCAATAATCCTGTTGTTACTAACAGGATCTTGTTTTGTAATAATTTTTCTATCATTGATAACAGGTCCGTGTGCGTGTGATTGTTCCATCAGAGTGTTGTGTTTCTGTCCACAGACTACAACTTTGTTGCGCAACCACTGGAGGATTTTGTACAATTACCGGCTGTTGAACAATGACACGCTGTTGTTTGGCAATTTCATAACCAATCATACCTGTTACAACAGGTGCAACCCACCAACCAATACTTGATCCGCCGTGGTGTCTGTGGTGGTAAGATCCAAGCCCTTTACCGTGGTATCCATGATGTTGTGCCACAGCTGGCAATGTTGCACAGGCTAATGCCAGAGTGATGAATAATTTTTTCATAACATTTCTCCAAAAGTATTATAATATAACGCCTAAGAACTGTTATTAGTTTACAGGATTTAACTGATTAAGTCAAGTCTTTTATAAACCTTTTTTGTTCAAAGCTCGTTTGGCCATTTTGTCAACTGTGTCTCTAGCCTTGTCTACAGACATAGTAGAGTCTGGGACTTGTGCTCCTGCAAAAACGATGTCGTTGCCCTGAATATTATCTATTAGATTACTAAGGGGAGGTTGTTGTATTGCTGTTATCAATTGATCCTTACTAAGACTAATTCCCATACTTTGGGCTAATCTTAAAAAGGCATCAACTGATATTTGTTTTTGGGCGTTGGTGTCACCCGCACGACCAATTAAAAATTGTGTTAACGCTTCAAGTTCAGAATTATTAACACCTTGTTCAATCTCGTCTAGTCGCATTATCGACGATCACGACCCAGTGACGACGCTGGAGGTAAATCATCTTCGGCAGCGTCGACATCTAAGTCTGCGGCATCTGCGTCAAGATCAGCGGCATCGCCATCTAGGTCAGCACTAGCATCAAGATCGGCAGCTGGGTCAGCGGCTAAATCTTCTTCGCCAGGAACAACAGGTGCTTGTCCAGTTAATACGGCTTGGGCGCCTTCGAGTTGAGTTTTGCCTGCTTGCACAGCACCTAGTAATGTGCTCAATGCGGCTGTGGCATCAGCTTGGAACTTGGTGGCTTGATCAACACCCATGTCATTACGAATGCTGTCAGTTAATGCTGGTAAGTCTTTGAACTGCATTTCAGAGATCTGTTCAAGCATTTTCTGAATCTGGTCAACCATGTCCTGTGCGGCTAAAACAACCTGAGCTTGTTGAATTTCGCTTTCTCTTAATCGACGTTTTGCAATTCTTGTTGTCTCTGCCATGCCTAGATTAGGTTGGCTTATTTGCTTTTGAATATTACGAACTTGCTCCTGCGCTGCCTTCAGTTGATCTTGTAGAGCTTTTTTCTGCTTGGCAATTTGCATACCCATCTGTGCAGGATTAACTGCTGGCTGACCAGGGACAGCCCCGGCTGTGCCAGGTGCTGGAGGAATTTGCTCTGAAAGTTTACTAGCAAGTCCTTGCTCAAGCATGATCAGCTTTAGGTAAGCGGGCTGTCTTTCACTCTTGTGAAAAGCAGGAGTGCTTTGATGCTCCTTGATTAGGTTTCTAACCTGTGCGAGCATCTGGCGTGTTTGGCCAGTGTTCAACCGGTCAAAGTGTACAGAATAACCTAAACGGTTTTCAAGTACCTTTTCGGTCTGTTTTGAAATTTGACGTGCGTCCAGTTCTTGCAGTTTCATTATTGAATCCTCTAATTTGCCAGTATTTAGCCAGATTTACACATTTGTCTAGCTGTTCTTTTATAGATACTATGTGCATCTTTTTGTTTTGAACTTTAAGATATGCAATTTCTCTATGATTTTGATCTTTAAAACTTCGAGCCAGTAATTCACGTACACTGACGTCCCTAGATAAATGTGTGATTTTTTCATCTAGCATTTTTATAGTATTAGATAAGTTATACTGATTGTATTTGTCTGAGATGCACCAACTGATAGCATAGCGCATGGTTGAAAACTCCCCACAAACAGTATCTCTTATTTTAACTACAAATACGTTGTTTTCTTTAAAGATAAAGTATTTGTCAAACACCTGGTATTGATTGCTTCCGTCTAATGGAATAATCATATTGTTTTTCAACAAATCCAGTTCAGGCTGAACCAGTTGCTCAAGACGAACCAGTGCGTTTTTTATTGTTTGTTTTTTCATTTAAGTATATACTGTGTCACTAACCAAGCCACTGTAGCAGTTAGTGTTCCAATAATTCCTAAGCCCCAATTGATCAACTGAGAGTTTCGTTTTTCTGCCATTGTCTGAATCATGACATGCATTTCTTTAATGTCATTTTTAATTTCGTCTATGCAAACAATCATGCTGTCTATGCGAGTTTCCAATGCATTGTAGCGTTCTGCGCACAGTTCAACGTGCGCTTCTAAACTTTTCTTTTCAATATCAGTTGTATCCATGATTGTTTCCCCAATACGTTATTTATTGTGTGCAGACTCAAAAACAATGTTTGTTCTAGGGATTAACACACCATCAAATCTATCTGTTTCTTCTAGATTAACCAGCATAGGAACACCATTACAGTCATAGTATAGGGCGCCAACGCTGTCGTTGCCTAATTGTAAGGCTGTTGGTTGTTCGACCGTGAATTCAAATTCCCAGATTTTTTTGCCATCTTCTGTCACTGTCACAGGATCAGTAATGTCCACAGGAGAGGTTCTAAGACTAATGATTTGATTAACTGTTTCCCAGTTTCTCTGTTGATTTCTAGCATGGTGCCAGTCGCTTTGACTGTTGACAGTTGTACCTGTTTTTGTTGTTAACGGTATCTGTGAGGCTTTAAAATGACTTTTTATACCAGTTGGCGTAATGTCAAAATACGTATAACATCTCAATCTTATCATATGGTATTTAACGGCCAAAAAAAACCCTGGAATAAATCCAGGGTAGTTTTACACGGTGAGTGTTGATTAGGCCAACTTGAAGCCTGGGTTAGTAACAAGTGTACCTGCAACGCTAACACCAGTTACAGTACCGTCTGATGCTGTAATTTGAACGTTGCCAAGAGCTTGCAATTGTGTCTGCAAGTCTGCGGCAGTATAAGCGCCACTTGGGTAAACAGCATAGCTGATTTGACCTGTGTTGTCGCCTTCTACTTGGTAGATAGCAATAGTAGCTGTAGTCTGGATTGACTGGTTGAGTTGAACAACAACACCTGGGTTGAATACTGTGCCGCCGCCACTGTAGTTACCCAGTTGTGGACGTAGGTCAATTGCACTTGCTGAGCCGTCTTTAACTAGAACTTTGAAAAAGTCTAGTTTTGGACCTTGCATCTGCACTAGTGCATCAGCTGAAATTGTGCCAGTTTGTGAACCGTTGTTGATGTCTAACGCAAATACCGGTTGCGCAGTACCGTTGAATGGTGGAAAATATGCCATTTTAAAATCTCCTTATGTTTGTGGCCTTGTTGGGCCTGCTTTTATTTATGTCGATTCAGAAAAAATGGCTTATCTGGGATTGTTTTGTTGGGCGTTCCCAGCTGAAAAAACTCCACGGTTTACCAGCTTGACCAGTCCGTGCGGGGTGTTGACTACAAACCCTTCGCCTTCGGCTTTACCAGCTGTGGTTTGTTTTAATCCATTGACTTGTTGTTCAAGCTGTTGTGCCATGCCAAGCTTGGCATTATAAATGCCATCCCAAATTTGTTGTAGGCCTGTGTATGCAGGACTAGGGACAATTTTACCTGCTCGATCTAAAGTGAACAATTTGCCTGGCAGGTTGTCAGTTTTAGCATTGTATTGTCCTTGAACATCCGGATTGCCAGCCACTAACTCAGCATATTGTTTGCCGCTGGTATTGACTTTGAGCCAGTTGTGTAGGCTCAGCGTTGTGCCGCCAATGATGCGCTGATTGAAGTAGGTTTGAATTCTCTGTCTGACAGAGCCAGGAAGCGAGTTCAACAATTCGTCTACTGCTGTGCCGTATGCGGATACTGCTTTTTTGGCCGCCGAAAGATTGGGCTTAGACAGTTTGAATTTTGTACCCAGGGTCGGTGTTAATATAGCCACTCCACCCGGTACATTCTCTAATCCTTGTCCGTCCCATACTTGTGCTGTTTTATCACCCAGCTTGTTAAAGTGTTGATGCACAACAATGCCTCCCGACTTGCCATTGATAATTTGCCCTTCGGGGCTGTTGGCTGGAATAGAATATTGAACCAAATTGGGTCTGAACTGATATTCACCGCTGGTGGGTGTTAGCTGGCCTGCCCACAACAAATCGCCCCAGTAAAATCCTGAACCTTTAGTAGCCGCATCTAGACCTGGCCAAATAGCTTTTAACTTAGGATATAAATCTGTTCTTAAATTGCCACTTTTCTTTTGTTGATCGTATTTGATCCAATCTTCAGGGCTTTGTGCGGCATAGCCAGCGTCGAACATGTACTTGTCCATTATAGACAGACGTCCATTGGGCAAGCGCCCAAAGACCAATGCAGGTTTACCGTCCCATTTGATTGTGATATTTTTGTCATTGCTAGCGGCAGCTTCTAGGCCTTGTATGGCTCGAGATGCGGCTTGGCTATTGCCCATAAAGAAAGCATCTTCGGGGTGCGGAATTCTTGGATCTTTCTTGGCAGGCATTGTTGTGTCGGCTTCAACCAAGGGTTGCATGCCTTGATTAACAATTCTGTCACGAAGTTTTGCAATAAAACTTACATCACTTTCTTGCACTTGCCCTGGCTCTTGAAGGCCGTCCCTAGCTAGGTATTCTCTAAAGTCCTGTAACTTGGCTTCACGGTCAGGATCTTTAGACAATGCGGCATAGATATTTTCAACTGTGGCTAGATCTTTGGCAGTAGCTGTGGGGCCAAGTAAACTTTTTGCCGCTTGATCAGGATCCAGAGTTAACACATTTTCTGTGGCACGACTAATGATTCCTTTGGCACTGGCCTTGAGTCCCAATGCTTTGGCCACGCTACTCATCAAGACATTTCTATACATGCCTTTGTATTCTGAACCGGCGCCTCCACCTAACCAAAAAGTACCCCAATTGAGATTGGGCATTAACATAAAGTCCGTTTGCACAAATCCTTTTGTTGGGTCTCCTGCAATAGGAGTTTTAAAATGTACTGCTTCGCCGCTTAATTTTACCCATTCTTTTGGGTCTTGTTTCATTTTAATAATGAACTGGTCTAGATTTGCTTTTAACTGTGGTTTACTGATTTCGTTGCTATCAACTGCAAGGTCCAGGTCTCCGGATGTGGGTTTTTTTCCTGTACTGCCCAACCAGCGTCGCGGATATCCAGTGGATGGATCTTTGTCGTCGCTTAGATCAAGACCTGTGACTCCTTCTAACCATTTAATGGTTGCTGGAACATCACCTTGACTAATACGCTGTGTTAATGGCTGACCCTGTGCATCTTTAAACACGTTGCCGCCTTCTAGCAACCTGTTGATCATTTTTTACCTTTAGATTCAACCACTGTTGTTTTTTTCTTTTTCTTGACTCTACTCTCTTTTAAGTCAGTACCTCCTGTGCGCATCCACATATTTCGTATGGCTGATCTCACAGCTGGAGAGCCAGTGGATCCATCAGCATCTGCAAACTCATCAAACATCTTGGTAATCTTTTCTGCAAACTCATTTGAATTTGGTTTTACTGGTGCTGCCGGGGCAGACGCAGGAGTTGCCGTTGGAGTTGTGCCGCTTGCCATTTGTTGCTGTGCGGTACCGGCGGCAGCGGTTTGCTTTTGTTGTCTAATTTGTGCAGGTGTTTGTGCTGGTGTAGTAGTTGGATTAGGCGCCATTTGTTGTTGTGCAGTGGTGGCAGCGGACGCTTGCTTTTGTTGTCTAATTTGTGCAGGTGTTGGTTGAGCAGGCGTTGCCGGAGTAGTAGCTGTTGTTGGTGTTGCTGGAGTAGTAGCCGGTGGCGTTGCTGGAGTAGTAGCTGTTGTTGGAGTAGTAGCTGTTGTTGGTGTTGTTGCTGGTGGCTTTGCAGGATTATTTCCGCCGCGTTGACCTTTGGGTTGTCTTTGTTGCATACGTGCGGCACTAGTTCTAACTGCCAACGACTGAAATGCCGCAGGTAACTCCTTGGGAGTATTTTTCTTAGATGCAACATACTGAATGGCTTGATCTACACGGGCTTTGCTGGTTGGGTCAAGTTGATTCATTTGACCACCTAGCATAACTTTGTTAACAAAATCAGTAAGGTTAGCAGTATATTCCTGATCACTAATGGGTTGTCCCATATTAGCACGTTGCAGATTTACAGTTTTGTTAATCCAATTTTGAGAGGCAACTTGTGCTAACTTTTTCATTGACTCGTCGTTTTGCATGGCTTTGATTTTTTGATCGTAGCTCATGTTTGCCAATGCAGGATCACGGCTCACAGCCGCTTTTAAATAATCCATAACACCTGCTTCGGTAAGTTTTGTTAGCTCATGAATCTGCATTTGTTCTTCTCACTGTTCTAGTAAATTTACTTGGGTCTTTGTCCCGCATAGCATTGAACAGTTTACGAATTAGATTTTCTGACTGCTCAGGCGTAAATGATGACTCGATTTGTTCAATCAATCTTATAGCAGATGCTATAACATGGTCAGCTCGGCTTTCAATGATATAGCGTTTATCCTGATCTTTATGTCGATCATTGTATAAACCATCTAATTCTTCAAGAATGCTACGTGTTTTCTTTTGCATAATTTGCTCAGGACCTTTGATATTATTTATTTGATTATAACATAGTTTGTCTGTAAATACAATATGGATACATTTTGCGTATTACCGTGGTTTAGTAAAGAAATTGATTATAACAATAACAAAACACCCTGTTGTTTATTGCCCAAGAATCACAATCTTGAAGAAATTAAAAAAGATTTATTATCTGGTCAAAGATCATCTGCTTGTCAAAAATGCTGGTCATTGGAAGATCAAGGTTTAAAAAGTGATCGTCAGGTTAAAAACAAATCTTTAGATTTTTATTGGGATAAAGACTTAACAAAAATCATACAAGATGCCACACACGGTATTACTCCTACCCGCATACTAAAATTAACAACCAGTTACACCTGTAATGCTACCTGTGTAAGCTGTGGCGCCGGAGCCAGTAGTAGTTGGGCACAACTCGATCGTCAGACAGACCCAACTATACCAATTAAAAAATACAAATTCATTGACATAGAAAAAATCAAACAAGATGTAGATTTTAAAGAATTAAAAATGCTAAGTTTGCTAGGTGGTGAACCGCTGTACGAAAAGAAAAACTTCGAATTATTAGAACATTTAATTGATACAGGTAACGATCAACTATTTGTAAGTATGATAACAAACGGAAGTGTTGTACTGTCAGATAAACAAAAAAGAATACTGTCAAAATTTAAAAATCTTAATTTTTCTCTCAGTATCGACGGAGTCGGACCTGTGTTCGAGTATCTCAGATTTCCATTGAAATGGGACCAGCTGAACCAAAATCTTCAATTCTTTAAAGAAATTTCAAAAAATGTTAGTTCAAATTACACATTAAGTAACTTGAATGTGCTGTACCATAACCAAACAAAAAAATGGTTTGACCAAAATAATATAGTATATTCTGTAAATCCAATTTATAATCCAAAATGGTTACAACCGAGAGCCTTGTCCGCAGACATCAAACAAGTGCTTAAAGAAAAGCTCAGACCAATGGACTATAACATGTTTGTGGGGGCAGTACACACAGACCAAGACCAACAAAATTTTAATTTAATGTTGGAAAATATCAAATTACAAGATTCTTCAAAGAATATCTTAATCAAAGACTATCTGCCAGAACTTGTTAATTTGTTTTGATAATTTAAGAAATTCTCAATGATTCTGCCAATGTTGGTAACTGATCTTTCCAGTTAATATGTCGTCGAGCAGACAGTTCATCTAAGTACTCAACCCACAAGTCATTACCGTTGGCATTTAATAAGCTATTCTCAATGGCTGACCAGATGCCGTATTTTTTTATTTCAATTAATTGCGGTAATATGCATGTGGCAAGATTTTTACTGATAGTATTTAATTTTAGTACAGTTCCACCGTGGCTGATTGGGCCAGCCATTTGAAAATTAAGACCTACTGGATCTCCTTGCGCATTGGTTGATAAATTAGTTTTTTGCCATGCAATTAATTTATCAACTTCTAAAATATTGTGGATGCCAACTGTGCAAGTTATATCAATAATGATATTAAATGATTGCTGATTTATAAATTCAATAAAAGTTAAAATTTGCTCCCATTTGGCGGGCCAACGTATAAAATCAAAAGCTTGAGTAGTTGCATCTATGCTAATAGAAATTCTCAGTAGTCCAACATTTTTCCAATAATCTAATACTTCGTCGTTGGGAATAATTGTTCCGTTGGTATTATAAGAAAGCTCAAGTTCTGATAACTGTCCTATCTCTCTTAGATGAGACAATATTTCTTTGTGATCAGAATTCATCAACGGTTCGCCTCCGTTAAAATATAATCTTTTAAGATGGCGCAAATCTAACGATTTCCAAAATTTATTATCTTTAAGATTGTTAATATATTTTTCTGACGACAGGTTGTTAAAACTATAATTTAAAATTTCTTGACGCCAGCGACTGCTATACTTTGGGCCACAGGAAATACATGCAAGATTGCAAACATTTTCACTATTCCAATCTAGAGATATTAGTTTGTTGTCGGTATTATTATCTATCTGATTATTATCAAACCAATCAATCGAAGCATGCCTGCGACTGGGTGATCCAGTTTTTTCAATTCTCCAGCAATTGTTACATTGCGTCGGTTCTGAATTGTTTTTAAAATCGTGTTGTTTTTTTTCTATAGTTGAGCGAAGCTCTTCTATATTGGCCGGAATGTAAACAACCTGATTTTGACAACAAAATCCCACACCGATTGTATTTTTAGATTTTTTCTCTATGTATAAACTTTTCCAAACATCCGGGCAGTATTTCATGACTGTTTAATTTGTCCCAACAGTTGTTTTAATTTGGCACTTTGCACATCAGCTGATACCTTAGGTGGTTGTTCCCATGCTGGTGTTCCTGTAGGCCTTTCCCATTTAGTTGATGATGTGGTTTCAGCCGTATTGTCAGTTACTGTACTTTTTGTTTTGAATGAGTCCATGATACTAGGTTTTGCACCGCCACGGAAATTATCGTTGTCAGACACTCCTGGGTCAGTAATACGCATGGTTTCAATGTTGTATTCCAAATCAATCTTTTGTCCTACGCCTGTAGAACTACGACTTTTCATACACTGGATCTGATACTTGCCACGCTCTTTCATAGCACGTGACGTAAAGATACCAAACACGTTGTCAGCAGTATTAATCTTGGAAATACCACCTGAAATGTGCGAGTGATCAAACTCAATTTCTTCCACAGCACTACGATTCAACTGTGACGCTGTTACCATTAACATACCTAGCTCTTTGGCCAAGTTTCGTAGTTCTTCACTCACATACTTGTCTTTTACAAACAAATCGTTTGGACTGACCTTTGCACTAACAGGCATCAACAAGTCCAGATAGTCAATCATCATAAAGTCAATTTTGATACCTGTTTGTATCTGCACTTCTTTGACATAACTGCGGATATCATTAATGTTGCTCTGTGCCGGCAATGCCTTGACTCGATATTGACCAGATTTTTTACTGACCAGGCGAACCTTCATTGTAGTAGTGTCAATGTCTTTGCGGATGTCTTTGGTACTCATGCTGGTTAACATAGCATCTGTTCTTAAACTAGTAAGCTCTTCCGAAAGTTCTAGTGTAATGTATACTCCACTGAGACCTTGTTGCAACCAGTTTAATGCAATGTTCATCATCACAAGTGATTTGCCAGATCCTGATCCACCTGCAAAGATGTTTAGTTCACCGCGACTGAATCCACCATACAACAACTTGTCCAGTTGTGGCCATCCTGTTGACACTTGTCCACCTGAATTAAAGTATTTGTTGATGCGAGCCGCAGGATCAGCAAAGTAGTCTGTGCCCATGTCTTTGGTTAAACTAATCTGCACAGCATCTTTGATCAGTTTCTCAACTGGTTCAAACTCGCCTTTTTCTAACAAGTCTGCTGATTTAAGAATAGCACGTTCAAGTTCCTGACGTTTAGTAAACAATTCAAACTCGCCCATGAACCAATCGTAATGACCTTCGTTCAAGTCCGGCACTGGTGCAAGTTTAACGCCTGTGGTGGCTGAAATCTGCAGCCTGTCTGGCATGGTCTTGTGCTTGTCTGAGTGTTCTTTAATGAACTCAGCCGCAGGTCTCAAACTCTTGTCAAAGTTTGCTGGGTTATAAATATTTTGAACACGCACATAACTCGATGCGTCTTCTAACATCATCTCTAGGAATAATCGTTGGACATCAAGTCCGTAATCTTTTAACAAGTTGCTTTTTCCTTATTTCAATTTTTATCTTACTGGTCTCTTTTGCTTGCATAATAGTTAGCAAGGCTCCTAACTTGCCCAACTTTATCACTGCATCATTAACGTCTTTACAGTCGTCTGGCCATGTAGGTATACTAACACTATATCCTAATTCTACAGCACGGTCAATCAGTTCTACACCTGCTGTGTCTTGGTCCGGAACCACAACTACTTCCTTGCCCAAGCTACGTATCAGTCTAGCTTGACTGTCGCTGATGGTGTTGTGCATTAGTGCAAGGCCGCTAATGCTTAGTGCATCAAATATACCTTCTGTAACAATCACATACTGCCAGTCATTATGTTGTAGGTCTGTGCCAAATACATAGCCCGGTTGGCTATGATTGATATACTTGGGAATCTTGTTATCTAAGAATCTAGCACACCAACCTATTACTTTGTTGTCGTATGTAAACGGTATCAACACATACGGTCTGGTCCAATGAACTCCATCAGTCTTGATAGAAGTCATTACAGGAAAATCTTCTGGCACGCCGCGATGGCGGATGTAGTCCCAGTATGTTGGAAATTCTGGAGTAACTACTTCTGCGTAAGGCGGAAAGTCATCGGACTCACCAAACTCAATTGCGCTCAGTGTGTTGGATACTCGTTGTCTATCTTCTAAAATTCCGTGTATGTTGCGATGTCTTAGACTTTCAAGATTGAGCATTTCAATCTCGTTGTCCGGCACACCCATCCAACCTAGCAATCGTTTGGCTTTAAAACTTAAAGTACGCCCTAGTACAAAGCTAGCTGTGTAGCCGCAATTGAAGCAGTGGTAACTCCAACCTTGGTCGGTGACTTTGATGCCGCCTCGGCCACGTTTGTCTTGTGAGTTACCATTATGGGTGCAACACACAGCATTAAAACTAGTCCAGCCCTGTGGACTAGTTTTTCTTTTAGCAGGCAGGTAATTGATTATGTCTATCACTTAGACATTATAACACAATCTATCTCTTGTTGCAACATATCTCGCAGTATTATGTGTCCGTTTTCATTAGGGTGGCCGCCCGGAAACGTTAATTCCATTTCGTTTGGATGTCGTCGTAGCCAATGTACAAAATTAAATCCTGGCAATATCTTAGAAGGAACTGTAATTTCTTCTTGTGGCGGGCTTATGTCCCAGATCAACATTGGTAGATTTCTTCTGGCTGCCACACCATCAAAAAAGTACAACGCTTGTTCGTAGTTTAGCATTGACAATGGATCACTTTCACTCAGTACCATGTATCGTTTAATCATATCGGTCCATTCGCGAGTCACAGCACCGTCTTGGACTCCAGCATGTACCCACGAACTGTGAACAAATCTATCCCACGTAGGAGCATTAGGGTAAGTTTCATGACTAGGGTTATAAAAACTCATTCGACTACCTTCGGTTAATCCTACTAGAACAATACATTCTTCGGGACTGGGTTCGTTGCGTAACCACCACAAAAAAGTCCACATGGTGCTTTGTAAACTGCCGCCGGGTATGCCAAAGTTTTTTGTGGGCAATTGATAATGTCTACCAAGTAATCCCAGGAAGCATTTTCGTTCACGATAAGACGTATTCTCTACTAGACTTGGATGCGCATCAGAATTGTGTTTTAACAACTCTGGATCAATTAACTCGTCGCCCCAGACCCAACTGTCCCCAAATCCAACAATTTTTTTAAATTTCATCGGTACTGTATTAAATCAATGTTCCCGTCGGACATGCCAAATGATAATCTTAGATAAGGATGATATCCTTCAACATTGATACCCAATCTTTCAATTGCATGAATGAAGTTTATTTCTGAAACAGTATTACCTGTTTTTAAATCTTCAAAGTCCACGTCATACCACTCAACAGTATTAGCTGTGGCATCTGATGACCCTTGTACTTGAAGTGTGCCAGTAAAGTCCACTGGATCAATTTGAAATGTAGTAATACGTGTACCATTTGTGGTAATTGTACTGGTGTAATGGATAGAACTGTCAGGGGCTTGGCTTGGGATAGTTAATTCTTGGCTGGCAACAAAAGCTGGAAATACGCTGTCTACAATATCAATATTACCACGGGCGCCGGCATAGTCGTCTGTGAATACTGCTTGATTTAAAACACCTGACGTAATTTCTAAACTCCAACTAGCGGGTTGTGCTTGGAAATATGTTGTCTCTTCGGCAGTGACAGTTACTTTAGCTCTGCCTGTTGGTGCATTAAGTGTCACAAGCTCTTTGGCATATAACAAATTTTCTCCGTTTTGACTAATCATACGGAACGTAAACGTTGCGCCTGTGATGTTTACAGGTTTTTGGTCCTGGTTTAGGAACTGGAATAAAATAACATTATCCACTCCTAAATTTAATTTTAAGTCTTTTGCGTACACTGGTTGCCACCTTCTATCAAAAGTTGAGCCAATGCCTGACGTGTCAATCAGAATTACCTGTTGGATTTGCTGATATAAATAGGCAGTGGTTGAATACATTTGGATCTCCAACTAATATTTATGGGTGATAATATCTTTACAAAATTGACTGAAAAGTATCCGTTTATAACTCTGTGCTTGTATGCAGGGACGGAATACGTGGGAATTATACAAAATCGAGATGACGCGATTACAACAATCTACGACTTTGGTGATGTTACTGACCCTGAACTAAAAAAGCTGTTTATTGAGTTGGCCAATGATTGGTGGTGGGAAAGTAACCACAGTATACCTATTAACATATACTTAAAAGCAGAGTGGACTCCATTTAAGCCATATTTAAGAACTTTTGCCAACAAAGACCTTGAAATATTACACGGACCTGTTTGCAGTTTAAGTGATATCACTCGCAGAAAAAGTAAACGTAAATCAATTACACTAGTCAGAAAGATTGATTAATTTTTCAAGTTGATCTGCTTCGTGTAGCAAATTCATGTGTAGGGCAACTAACACAGCATAGCTAATTGCATGTGATTTTTTAAACGTGTACCCGCGACTATCATCTCCGTCCCACACACCAGCAAAGACTGTGTTCCAATCTTTATTTTGTAAGTGTGCTTTTCCTGGCCTAATAATACTGATAAACGCAGCCATCCTAGCTATTGAATCTGGTTGCATCGACTTTAACAATTCTGTATAGTTTCCGACGTGTACCAACCGAGAAGCCCATGCGTTATCTGTCCATAGTCTTGTCCATGGAGGTGCAGTTTTGATCATTTGATCATAATGTTCAGGACTTTTAACCAACTGATAAACACTCATGTTTAAAAAGTCTATCTTAAAGTAACCACGTTGTTCGGCTTCTTCATAGTCTATGGCAGCACACTGATTCACTGGATCGAATGGAATATCAGTAACGTAAACACCACTGTTGTGTCGACGCACTTGTTCATTAACTGATTGTCGTGCAGGAATGTGCTTTACTAATTTTAATACTGTTTCTCTGTCAGCAAAGTCAATGTCGATATCTGCGCTCATTACCATCCTGCCTTTGATAAAATGTCCTTGGCGTATTCTTGATCTGCCATATAATCTTTAAATTTTTGTTGCCATACATCTGCGTCAATGTATGACCATATCATTGCAATTTGTTTTTCATCAAGTCCGTTTAAGAACTCCCGGCCACTGTCACAGTTGTAAATTACCCAGGGACTGATCTTGCCAGTAGTAATTGCATGACAAATTATATTAGTGTTACCGTATCTTAGATAATCTTTTGATGCATGACCATTCTTCTCTTCCCAGTCAATACTATGTTCAATAGACCTGGCCAATGCATCATTAACAGACTCAATTTTAAGATACCATAACAGGTATTCTGTGTAGATAGTATCCTTGCACCAATAATCAAGTTTTTTATTTTGTTTAACCACCCATTCGGTGAACCTTGCAGGATTGATTGCTCGAATATCTACACAGTATCTGCCAAACTTAGCAAATGCTCGATAATACGAACTATCAGCAAAGTCATCAAATGTTTTTAATTTAGCTGACCCTTGTGTGACTTCGTAGAATTTTAAATATGCTTGAAATCCCAGTTGGACTCCACGTTCATTCTGATCTTGTCTACGTTTCTTTTGTTCACAGACGTGTACTGCCAAACTACTTTCTCTAGAAAAGTCTTTTTTACAATACTGGCATTGGTATGTCATTTTTCCTGACCGTGATCTTTAACGTATTCATCTAGTTCTTTTTTAGTAATTAACTTACTAAGCAATTCTATCTCGTCCATTTTTTTGGTTGGATATAATTCTGCCAACTGCTTCTTAATACTTCCAGCACCTGCTTCTTTTTTCTTTGGAGCAATCCAAGGATGTCGTGGTGTTCCTAGGTCAGGACTAATAGCAGTGGCACACAACCACTGAAGTTTGGGATGTTTGTTTATAGCAAAAAAATGTTTGTTTAAGTAATGATTACAACTACGCACATAGTATGCTTGTATCTCACTGCTATCCTCAACACTACTACCCCAACGTATCATAAGATAGTTGCTGAACTTTTTTAATTCTTCCGGAGTTAAACTATCATAGAAATTACGATTCTTGGTATCAAGCTGGCGCATTTCATTATTGATGTTTAGTTTATCTGACATTACCAATTGCCTTTGACAATATATTAATATGGTTTTTCATACGGCCATGCTCTCGATGAATACGTTCAATTTCGCTGGCCTGTTGTTTGAGTTTTTCTTCTAGTTCTGCGATCCGAGTGTCAATGGGGTTGATTTCTTTTTTTAGAATAACCGGCACTCGTGGTCTGTCTGATTCGTCTTTGTATTGTTCCATTTAATAAAACCTATTAATAAATTTTTGGTACACTGGAGAAATCCACCGAATGGTTACAAAAGCAATTGGCCAAGCTGTTATCCAATGTATTGCCCATAGTATTGCTTCTAAGTGAAAGTAGTCTTGGTGCATGTGAGTAACTGTGAATGTAATCATTCCGGTTGCAGTTAAACTTGTTAATAATTGTAATATCAACAGTTTCATTTACCAAGCTTTGTTGTAGTCAACAATTTCACAGTTGCGACTAACATCCTTTACAAAATATATGCACTCAGGATTTTCTCCATCCTGAATTGGAACTGCTAGCATTTGCCCATTCTTGAGTTTAGGCGCATACCAAGCAACTTCGTGGTAAACATCAATGATTTCAATATCAGGAAAACTAGGTCTAAAACTGGTCAGTGGGTTAAACTGGAAGGCTTTGAAGCCACGATCATTAATAGACGTCAGAGGCAGTACCTCGAGGTCTCCTATGTCGGGTTCTCCAATTAAAATTTGCCAATCAACTGGCATACGAATTTGATTTTCACCAATACGTAATACCAGTGCTGGACTATTAAAACTTTCCAAAAAGATCAAAGGAATATAATGATAATCTGGGTTTGATGGATCGCTGTTATCTAGTATTGCAAAACGCATGTCATCGACTTCGTCAGGCAATGTGTCTAAATCGTAGCAGGCATTATCTAGTGTTAGTATTCTCATAGTAAGTATTATACAGTATTATTGCAGAAAGTCAACAGTTACTTGATGGTCATCCATTCTAATTTTTCAGCAGAGAATGGGTAGTTGGCTTCTTTGTAAAACTGTTTTCGTTTGGTCATGTGCCGCTTTGCAAATTTGCAGGTACTGGTTATGTCCCAAATTTGAACATGGTCTTTATCTTCTGCTTTTCTAATGCCCCTACCAATTGATTGGATAACCCTTACAAAACTTTTTCCGGGCTCAATCAGCACCAAGTTAAAGATTCGTGGTATATTAATACCAACCGCCGCCACCCCGTAAGTGGCAACAATAATTTTGCCTGTTGATTCTGCAATTTCATCATAGTGTTCTTGCCTTTTTGTACCTTTGGTTGCGCCCGAAACAAATACTGCTTTGTCCCCAAGACGATCGGCCAGTGATTGTCCTGCACTGATACGGTCAACCAGAACCAATGTGTTACCAGTCTCGTTGACCTGTTTAACTAAGCTGGCAATTGTATCTAGCCTGCCTGATTCTTCTAGTAGGTATTTTAACTCACTTTGGTAATTGCTGTATTCAACATGATCAACTAGCTGTACAATGTTCACATGACATTGTGCCAGCACACCCCTGTCTTGCAATTCACTGGCGGCCAACTTACTAATAACTGGTCCAAGGCTAACATGCAATGCTTCAAATTCAAATCGTTCCTTGGGAACTGTACCGGTTAATCCCCACCGAATTGGCACTTCAGACATAACACTGGTCAACAACGTTTTTAGTGCATCTGCTTTGGCCATGTGTACTTCATCTACAATAACGCACACCACACCCTCAATGAAATCCCCAATGCTAACTTCTGCTTCGCCGGACTTGGTGTTCTTCATCATGTTGTTTAGACTCTGCCAGGTACAGATTGTGTGTGTCTTGTTATACTCTTTTCGGTCTCCAAAATATACTCCAACGTCAAGTCCAAGATTAATGTAATCTTTTTCTGTTTGTCTCACTAGGTCTTTGTTGGGAACAATGATAATACTACGTCCGTATTGTTGTATGCTGTAACTCATAGCCGCAGTCATAATTGTCTTGCCTGCGCCTGTGGCCACTTCTTGTATGCATTGTGGGTTTTGTAAAAAGTTGTTGACTATCTCTACCTGATAGTCACGCAACATAATTGGTTGGCCTTCCATCGGATGATTCTTGGGCCAATTTGTTTCAGCAAAGGTATCTTCCTTGACTAGCGTAAAATCAAAGGTGGTACGATATTCGCGCAAATCCTCTACGTCAATGTCGTAGTTGTAGTCTTCTAGGATGGGAATGATCTCAGGCAGTAGATTTACATAGGTACTGCCACCTAGTTGGAAGAAGCTGACCTTACCATCCCATCTGCCCAGTCTTACCGCTGGTAGATATCGTGCATAAGGAACATCAAACTTGAATTTATTTACTAAGGCACGCCTAGCAGTTAAATCAAGTCCTTCAATCTTTAAATTTACTTCGTCTCTGATTATTAATTTAGCCTGCATAGTTTTGTAGTTTCAGCCATTCTTGGTAAAAGTTATTATCCAGTTCAGGTGATTCTACATAGTTAGCAAGATCCTCAACGGCATACCCCGATAGTATGCGTTCAAGTGTAACAATCTTTTTTGTATGTGTCTTTACCATATTAGAGTAGTCTATTAATGTTTTTGCATATCCTGCAACGTCATTTGCACCGCAAAACTGTTGCATCTCTTCCCACACATTTGGTCTGTGCAACTGTTTAAATCTTTCTGCGGCCCACAATGCTGTGTCAAATTTATTTACAGTAACAGTAATAAAATCTTGACCAGCACTAACATGATAGGTTAAATCATGACTGGGTAAGCTATTATACACTAAACTAATGTTTTGTACATACTGAGTTTTTTCTAAATCATTTAAAAAGGTGTGAGGTTTATTTAGACGACATCTTTCTGCAGGCATCCTAACTGCTGTTTTTGATAATTTGCAGTTGGTGGAATCTATTATGGCCGCTAACACATGACCGCAAGTTCCTCCTGTGTAACAAATAATGTTCACGGACAATACTCCCAATGTATTTTAACATTGCCATTGATCATATCATCAACCTCAGGTAGCCAGGTGTAATCAACAAGAGTGTCATTTATTTTAATCAGATCATAATTGACCCACAACAACTTAAATCCGTATTGTTCCATACTTAACAACCAGGCTTGCAGTAATATGCTAAAATTGTGTTTTAATCGATTATGAAAAATAAAGATATCCCTAAAAGAGAAAAATATTTGTGTGCCTGGCTTAAAGAACCTAGTTTGGAATTGCCAATACTCGGTATACTCATCAAATGTTTTCCACCTTAGTCTTATGGTGTTGTTAACAATAAAATTGTCAGCTTGGTTGTACAAATGTTTAACAGAATCTTCTCCTGTGTCAATAACGGCCTTTGGATACCAGGACAGTACCAAAGGTACTAGTTCGATTACTGTTAAATTGTCAATTGCAGGGTCAAGATAATATCCAGCACCATCATATGTAATAGTCTTACCTGGACTCAGATGATCAATGATGTACTTGTCGTAGTTGTCAAGTATGATTTCTTTTGAATGACGATTTCTTACAAAATAGTTATGTTTAGGTTTGCTAAATTTCCATCTTGTGTAACTGGTTCTAAAGTCTGTTCTTAGAACTGCGTCTGCATATTTTCCAATTACTTTCGACATAATAATAACTCACATGATGGCACTACCCAGGTAAAACAACTACCGTCTTCGACAAATATTTCGCTACGATTTAATACAACAGTATCTCGAAGATTGTTTTCTAACCATTTAACAATAGCTGTATCAAAATGCTCAGGTAACCCTGGGTCAACAAATGTTTCTGCGGCATTTAAATAATAACGGTTTAAACAAAAGTAAATCCTAGGACATAAATCCAATAACAAATTTAGTTCTGTAATCATATTTTTTACTGTGAGCCTGCTAAATCGTTGGTCAGTGATGACAACTAGTTCAGCGTCACCTGGTGATACCAGTTGAACATTGTGTTTATCAAAAAACTTATCCAATATTTTATTATCTTTGAGTACATGAACTTTGCTGATACCATTGTTAATGATATAATCCTCAATGTTCTTTTCCCTGCGAATTTTGCACTCCTCTGCAAATAGTCGTAGCTGTAGTCTTCCCCAATTTGGGTGTCGCCATACTTTAGGATGTTTTTCAAACGTAATATTCATAAGATTTTGTATTTACGGCACTCGTCAACACATACAAATAAAAAAAGAGGTACCCTAAGGTACCCCTTAAACGGATCATCTAGGAGCTAGACTAAAATGATGATCCGGTAACCTTACCTGCTAATTAGGCACTCTTCATACATGTTGTCTCGCTCATGCGCTTCCAGTTGTTAGGAAAGCTCTTGCGCAAGTCTGCAATCTTCAGCGCCATACGCAGACTTACCTCACGCAGGCGTTCTTTGTTGACATGCATAAAGTCAATAATGTCATCTTGTGCATACTCGTTAAAGTCGTAGTCTGCAAACAACACACCATCTTTGGCAATCTGTTTGATGCGCAACAGTTTGTCACGCATGGTGTCCAGGGTCAAGTCCAGATAGTGGCAACGACTTTGCAATGCGTCCAAGTGATCCCGCAATTTTTGCGATTTCATTTGGTCAAACTTTAAGTTTGTAATAAAGATAACACTACCTTTAAACTCAAAACGGTCTGGGATACCTTCACGACGCAAAGCACTAGACTCTGACAGCCATGAAATAGTACGCTTCTTGCCGGAGTCCAGGGCACCCTTGAGCAAGTTAAGAGCAACGTCATCTAACAAGATGCTGTCACAGTCGTCAAAAACAACTACGCAATTGGCGTCACTAAATTTGTAAAGTGTTTGATACAAACCAATTGGAGTGGCACTACCTTTAACTACCTCGGCACGAAGTCGTTTGCTAGCCAATTTGTCAAACAAGCAGGCCTTGTCAATTTCTTGCTCCACACCAAAGCTTTTGCCTACGCCGGGTGGGCCGCTCACAATCATAGCACGGATATCGCCGCTGACACAGGCTTTGGTCATGTCGTGCAGGATATCAAATCGCTCACGAATACGATCCATTGCTTGCTCTTCGGTTTCCACCGGAGCAGTATGTTTAAATTCTACTACCTTAGTTTCTTTTACACTGGGCATGTTATCTCCAACAATTTCTATATCTTGAATGCTATCAACTTTGATGCGTACCACATTGTGTTCTGCGCCAAAGTAGCCATTGCTTTCTACTGTCACAAAGCCACCTCGAGCGCCTTGTGTGTAGTCTTTAACTAGTGTAAAAGTAACACCACGAACAGTTTGTTTGCGGTAGTTACCGCTACGAACGAGTACTTGCGTCATTGATCTGGCTCCTGTTTTGTTAAGTTATGCTATATTATAGCAAACTGTGAATTACCGGTCAACTGTTAGTTGATCTTGTTGCAAACAATACAAAACTTGTATTCCTTGCTACTTATTATTGTATAATTATAGCAAAACCCTATTTAATGGTCAACCAGGATTTTTTGCCTATTTTTTAAGCAGTTTTTGGGTGTTGTTTTTGTGCAACAAAAGAAAAACCCTACTAGTAGTAGGGTTTGATAAGAAAACTGCTTAATTTTTAAGCATTTATTCAATAGGCAATGCCCTAACAACTTTCTGTGTGCAAGTCAATGTGCTTTCGTTAGTAATTAAATATTGCCATCTACCAACTTGTGCAGGGTCAGTTGGATTTTTATCAGGAACCGCTACTCCGTTAATCTGAACGTTTTCTCTTCCATCGGTGACATTATAATCTACTGGTACATAATTATCCACAGATGCAGTTACAAAGGTTCTTCCTGGATCATCAGCACTAAAAATTGGTCCAGCAGGAATAGAGTCGGGATTGTTTCTGTCTGGTAAACGACTTGGATCTACTGTGTATACGTCGCCGCCGTAATTAGCAGTAATTCTGCCGTAGAATAAATCACCACCGGTCACAGTTAAAGTCAAAGGAATGTCACCATATACAGAAGTGTCTGCTTCAAATGTAAACAGTTCTGATAGGCCTTCGTTATTATTCCCAGGGGTTGCTCCTGTTGATGCAGAAACAGCGCCTGTAAACACTGGTTGATTGTTAAAATTTAAACTCACTGTTACAGGACCACCTGTAGTGAATGCTTTGCCATAAAACTTAAATGTGCGTGTAGCCATTGTGTTATCTCCAATTATAGTTATTTATACTTGATCCAGAACTTCTGCACAACCGGGTCAGTAATTTCATGAGGTTTGGGATTTCCGTGAAAAATAGCAATACGTGTTGTGGGGTCTAACAATGTGCCTGCGCCTGGTCGACGGTATTTTCTTGTTTTAAAATCAAGTCCTCCGTCCAACAACTGCCAGCGCCAGCTTTTAATTAAATTACTGTCAAAAAACCGTATGTCTCTTGGGTTTAATATTGCGGACAAATAATCTTGGTCTCCTGGGTATTTTTTTATTACGTCTGACAGATCTTGTGTCAAAAAATCGTTCCAGATGTAGCTAAATTTAACTGTGTCCCAAAGCATTAAACTTGAGTTAATTCCTGCCCAATCACGCCATAGGTATTTAAAATCTTTAATTGTCCAAAAATACTTGCTACTATCGCTCCATAAACAGTCTATGTTTTCAAATATAACGGTGTCAAGATCTAGGTACAACATTCTGCCTTGAAAATGTTCAGGGTTAAAAAGTTGTAACTTGTACCACCAACTTTGTCTAGGTCCAGAAACTCCTGGCCAATCTATTAATTCGTGTTTGATAAAAGGTGACGGTACACCACGAGAAGCTTCTGTGTAAACATGAAACCGTACGTCCATGCTGACGTTTCTACAGATCATATGGTATAAAGTATCAACATAGGACCAGTTATATTTGTCTCCATGTATCAAACATGCACAGTCAACTGTGGTCATAAAGGTGGGTTATGCCAGAAGTGTGGATATTGTTGTAATACTTGTTGTACAGGATCAGGATACACAGTAGGCACAACATGAGTAGTACACTTGTGATTGATAGCTGATATTGTGTCTAACTGTTTAAAAGCATGTAGTACTTGTTCGGGATCTCTGTGCTGACTTTCAATACAGCTAATCACTTTGTTTTTTATTAGATCGTCACTGCCCATCCAGGTCCAATGCCAACCAACTGATTCGTTTATGCCAACACAATGATTGCGGTTTTTTCTTTTGACCACTGCTCGGTCGCCTTTGTATAAGTCATGTGGTGTTTCAAACATGCGCCGCCTGGCAACTACACTACCTTTCCAGCCACGATCTGCACGTTGATCAACTCGGTACATATACATATCAAATCCACAACTCACTGGCCGATTATGTTGATCCATCTGATTAAGAATTTTACTCCACTTGGTTGGATCAATGACTTCGTCAAGGTCTCCGTGAATAACAATATCATCCAAACTGCAACTGCTGAGTGCAGTTTTAAATCCTTGTCTCATTGTGGTTTCGCAGATTAGGTTGGTTTGATCAGCAGTCAGTGGTTGTTGAATTACTTGTATTCTTCCCGGATACTTTTCATTGTACTTTTTCAAATTGTCAGTCAGGTGGTAGGGTTTTTCAATGCCACTGAATGTTCTACTTGCTTCCAACACTATCCAGCGATCTACATAGTGGTTGGTAATGGCTAGATGTATGTCTAGCATGTCAAATTCGTTGTTAAACAATAAGGTATCGATGATCATTTTAAAACTTATAAATTATTTGGTATTCGTCGTATACAGGGTGTTTACCTTTTGACTCAAGGTATTCAACAATCCTACGACCTTTGCCAGTTCTTTGGTTTGTGTTTTTGAATCTACTGTTGTCATCTATGGCCACAATACATCCAGATTTCAAGTAAGGTTCAATTGCCTTAAATTCGCTTAAATGGTGCTCGGCGCTGTCCAGATCATTTTCCCACTTGACGTCCCACGAATCTAAGTAGAACAAATCAACTGTAGATAAATCTGGTTGTTTGCTTAACCAAGTTACGCTGTCACTACAGGTAACTGTAAAGTTCTTGGACCGTATTGCGGCTGATGCTGAGGAACATGCACCCGGATCAATATCTACTGACCTTACAGATCCGTTGTGAATGTCCACAAATTCAGTGAATAATTTTGCACTCTGGCCGTCTTTCCAGTTTCCGGGATTTCGTAGAGTGCCAGTTTCAATTATATGATACTGATCTTGACCGCGTGTTACCAGTTCAGCAAACATAATGTTAAATCCGTGTGCTCTTTGATATAAGCCATCGACTAACCCTCGCTTTATTGCGCTAACACGTGGGTTTAATAAATTGTAATAGTTTTTTCGGTAAAACTCTAACCAGTCTTGTTTCATTCTTTATTTAAATTAAATTATTACCGGCTGTTGGTTTTGTGACCAACCAACAACGTCCTGATCTGCGTACTTTTATATTCATTGGTCCAAAAAAGTCCCAAACTGCTTGTTGCACTCCTGGATAACCTTTTGTGTAGTCATCACCACCAAACATGGCACCAGGGCACAGTTTTGGCCACCATGCAGTGAGATCTTTTGTTACTGCTTCGTAACTATGTCCAGCATCCACATAACAAAAATCCACAGATTCATCTTTGAATTTTTCTGCGGCGGCCCAACTCATCATGGTCAACATGGTAATTGAATCTATCACTGGATTGACATTTTTACGGAAAATATTTTCCATGTCCTGTATCACGCCTTGATCGTATGCTATGTCAGTTTCGCCCTGCCAGCTGTCTACACAATAGAATTCACCTAGTTTATCTCGATTGATTAACTCAACCACACAATATGCCGCGCTACGACCTGTCCATGATCCTAGCTCAACCCATGTGCCTTTTTTAGGAAATTGTTCTAACACCATGTCAAGCATGATTGTGTTTCTAACGCTCATAAATCCGTCTATGTCTTGATAAAAGTGGTCCATATTATATTTACCATAATATACATAGATAAATATTTCTATGAAAATCGTACTTGTTACAGGTGGGTTTGATCCCATACACTCCGGGCACCTTGCTTACTTTAAATCAGCAAAACAACTAGGCGACATATTGATTGTCGGACTCAACTCTGATGAATGGCTTACTCGTAAAAAAGGTAGGCCTTTTATGCCTATGAGTGAACGTTTTGAACTAATCAGTGCGTTGAGCATTGTTGACGAAGTTGTGGTTTACAACGATGATGACAACTCCAGTTGCAATGCAATTGAGTTAATCAAACAACGTTACCCAACTGATACTATTGTGTTTGCCAACGGCGGCGATCGTACCCAGAATAACATTCCAGAAATGGTGTTCGATGACGTAGAGTTTGTGTTTGGTGTTGGTGGAGAGGACAAGAAGAATTCTAGTTCATGGATTCTCGAGGATTGGAAGAAGCCCCGGACCTCACGTGCCTGGGGATACTATCGTGTGTTACACGAAGTAGGCGCAAACACCAAACTCAAAGAACTAACAGTGACGCCCAAGACATGTTTGAGCATGCAACGTCATGATCAACGTGCAGAGTTTTGGTTTGTTGCTGAAGGTGAAGCCGCAGTTTATACACTAGACTCCAGCAGTGATCACGATCTGGTTGGCACATACGGTCTGCACGAATATGTGTTTATCGACAAAGGCCAATGGCACATGCTGTGTAACGAAACCAACCAGCCGTTAAAATTAATTGAAATTCAATACGGTGAGAACTGTATCGAAGAGGACATTGAAAGAAAATGATTCCAATTTTCATAGGATACGATCCTAGAGAAGCAATTGCGTTTCATACCTGTGCTAATAGTATTATTAGGCATGCAACACAACCAGTACAGATTATCCCGCTGGCATTAAATTTATTTAAAGACTATAAAGAAACACACACAGATGGTAGCAATCAATTTATCTACAGTCGTTTCCTTGTGCCGCACTTGATGCAATTTACAGGGTGGGCCATTTTTATAGATGGTGATATGGTTGTGCGTGACGACATTACTAAATTATGGGAATTACAGAACCCCTACAAGGATGTATTGGTAGTCAAACATGATTATAAAACAAAGATGACTGAGAAATATCTTGGATCAAAAAATGAAGATTATCCTAGAAAAAATTGGAGTAGCGTTATCTTGTGGAACTGCGGAAGTTTTCCTAATCGTAAGCTAACCCCAGGATTTATACAGAAAGCCACAGGGGCTGAACTACATCGATTTACCTGGATCGATGATGAACGACTTGGCGAACTGCCGCCTGAATGGAATTGGTTGCCCGATGAATACGGGCCAAACCCCGCGGCCAAGCTCTTGCACTATACCTTGGGCACTCCATGCTTCCACGAGTTTGCTGACACACCACAAAGTGAAGAGTGGCACAGAGAACGCATACTCACTGAGTATTGTTTACAAAGGACATTATAATGAGCGAGTGGTTATTTCTTAGTAAGAACGGCAAAGATGAATATATCAATATGTTTGCCCAAGGATGCGGAGGAAAAATAACCAACTCCGACGACTTTGATTATTATTATGATGTAGTAGTTGATGATAGGCCCGTGGTACTGCGTGGGATTTTAAAACACAAAATTATGCGCAGTTGCTGGGAAGATAATAAAACATTCTATTACATGGACAGCGGCTACTTTGGTAATCAACCAAATGATCAGAATCCGCAAGGGTGGAAGAATTGGCACAGAATTGTAAAAAATGATCTTCAACACAACGAAATAGTTCCCAGGCCTGATGATAGATGGAAAAAACTTCGAATTCAATTGCACCCAAGAAAATATGGAAAAGTAATAATTGTTGCGGCGCCTGACGAAAAACCCTGCAAGTTTTATGGAATTGATTTGGAAACCTGGCTCATTGAAACTGTGGCAACTTTAAAAAAATACACAGACCGGCCAATTATTATCAGACAACGTGAGCCAAAAAGAATAGACCGTGTACAATTGAATCCATTATCTGCTATCTTGGCAAGAGATGTCCATGCATTAGTAACATTTAACAGCGTTGCGGCCACAGAAGCAGTCATGCAGGGAGTTCCAGCATTTGTGTTGGCTCCATCAAATGCGGCAATGCCGGTTGGCAACACAGATCTCAGCAAGATTGAAACACCCTACTATCCTGATAGAGATAAACTCCATGCATGGGCACATCATCTTGCCTATGGGCAGTTTCATGTAGACGAGTTACGAGATGGTACTGCATTTAGGATTTTGACAAAATGAAAGTTATAAGTTATCTAGCAACCTTGCCTAAGAAACAAGAGCCCACACCTGAGTCTTTGCAAAAACAAAATAACAAGGCAAATACACTAAGATATTTTATCGACGGGGTAATTAACGTCGGGGATGAAGGACAGGTGATTGAAACTATGCAATACGAACCAGCCGATGTTGCAATGATATTGGGCTGGGTTCACGAGAACGGTAAAACTGGTGCTCATCTGGCGTTTAGACAAGAAATCATTGATCGTCAAAAAGCCATTGGTGGTAGAACTGTTATTGCAGATAGCAATTTGTTTTTGTACAAAAACACTACCAATCCTGGATACTGGTTGCGTTATAGCTACGATGGAGTTTTTCCAACCACTGGCGAGTATTGCGATCATGAACCAGATCCCATCAGATGGGAGATTATAAAACAAGCCATTGGTGTTGAACTAAGCCCCTGGCGAAAAAATGGAGACCATATTTTGATTTGTCTTCAACGAGATGGTGGTTGGAGTATGGCAGGATGGAATGTGGTTGATTGGGCACTAAATGTCATAACAACATTAAGAAAGTTTACACAAAGAAGTATTCGTATAAGAGCTCACCCTGGAGACAAACGAGCAAAAAAATACTGCGAGCGTCTACTAAAACTTTGTAGAGGAAGAGCATTGCTTAATGTTCATTTTAGCACCAATGAAAGATTAGAAGATGACCTTAATCGATGTTGGGCCATGGTTAATCATAACAGTAGTCCTGCAGTTGCATCTGCATTACAGGGCATTCCGGTGTTTGTTACTGATCCGGACCGAAGTCAGTGCAAAGAAATTGCCAACATTAATCTAGCAAATATAGAAAATCCTATTATGTACGACCGAGAGTCGTGG